CAGCGGCTCTTCGTCGCCCGCGCGCACCAGCGCGGCGCGCAGCGCGAGGCCGCTCTTGCGCACGGTGTCGAGCTGGGTGGTGAATAGTGAACAGAACCACCATATTCCCTAGAGAGAAGGGACGATAAATCCCGGAAGAACCGGGAAATGGCCGGAAGTAACCGGATGGCCCTTGAAAAGGTCTTGCAAGGGTTGAAAACGCGGTCGTGGCGCTCGCCGGGCCATCAAATGCCGCCTTCCACGAAGTCGGCCATCATCTCCAGCAGCACCGACCGCGCCGTTGGCGTCAGCTCCAGGTCGCTGCCTTCCTTCCTGACCGGCATGTACCCACGGGCTGGAATAGTAACCTTCTGGCCGCGCCCGGCCTTGCCGCCGAGCTGCTGGATGGCCGCGTAGGGCTTCGAGACGGACAAACCGGCCCGGCTGGCGTCGTGGAAGGGCTGGACGCTCGGGGCTAGGCCGCCGGGAGAGCGTTGCAGCTTCTTGCCCGGCCAGTGGCCAGCCTTCTCGCGTTGCCGGATGGTCGAGAGCGCCAGCGGTTTCCACTTGTCGCCGCCCACCTCGCCCTCGCGCTCGAAGGCTTCCTCGGTGAGCGACAACATCTCGGCCGCGATGCCCGCCATCAGCGGCTCGGGATTCTGGAGGCGTGCCCTGATTTCTGCCAGTTTGGCACTTGCCTGGTCGTTGATCTCGACGTTCATGTTGGTCATGGCTGGCCTCCGTGGTAGTCGGCGGCCGGGTTGTAGTCCCAGCCCGCGTCGGGCTGGAACGGCCTCTCCATGCCCGGCAGTGTCAGTCGCTTGACCTTGATCGTGGAGCCGTCGCGCTGCGGCACGTCCACCTCCTGGATGTGACCTTCGGCAGACTCGACCTCGTAGCCGTTGCGACGGACGGCCGAGGCGGTCAATGGCTGCGCGCGGCACCGGCACTTCCAGCCGTTCGGCGGATAGGCGACCGACCAACCCGCATCATCGTGGCGGAACACCCGCCCGTGCATGGCGCGGTGGGTCGGCCGCGTGCGGTTGTCCAGCACGGCCACGTAGCGCCAGAAAGGATGTGTGGCCGTGGCCGCCTTCATGCCGCGCCAGCGCCCGGCCTGGAACGCCGTCTGCATGTTTTGCTCGTAGATCAGCTTCAGACGGCGCGGGCTGCCCAGCTCCACCGGGCGGCTGGTGCCGGGGTACACGGTGATTTCACCGGTCTCGTAGTCGATCTCCTTGCCCCACCAGCCCTTGGCTTGCAGAGTCGGCGTGAGCTTGTCGATGAACTGCTGGTAGCTCTCGCCCTTGCTCATGGACTCCACCAGGGCCGAGCGGATGTCTTCCAGTACGTCATAGCCCGCCGAGCGCGCCACGGTAAAGGCGCGCCGGTGCGCCGCCTGCCAGAGGTCGCGCCAGGACTCGCTGACCTGCAAGCCCTTGGAGCGCAGGAACTCGACCGCCTGCTCGGGCGGCATGTTGAACGCGGCCAGGAGGGTGGACTTGTCGATGCTCACTCGGTCAGCTCCTGCCGGACGGCGTCAGCGCCGAACAGCTCGGACACGAACAGGGCGCGGGCGATGGCCTCGACAAGCAGCGTGTCGTCGGTCAGCGGGTTTTCGCTGGCCAGCAGCGCCAGTGCATCCTCGGGGCTGGCGGCACGGCCCAAGGCGTCCAGCGCAGGCTTCAGCCAGGCCGCCGCCTGCGGTTGCAGCACGGCGGACAGTTCCTCCAGCGCGCCGTCAAGCACGGCCTGGTCGGCGAAGGTGGAACTGGCCGCCGCTTCCTCGCGCAGCGCAGTCAGTAGTGCGGCCTTGGCGTCGGCCTTCTTGGTCTTGGGCGCAGCCGGTTCCTCCTTGGCCGGAGCGGCTGCGCGGGTGGCCAGGATGGCTTCCTTCTCCGAGGTCGGCTGGGGAATCCGCAGCCGTTCGTGTGCCCACTGCGTCGGGATTTGCATACCGATGGCCACCAGCTTCGGAAGCGCGTCGGCGTAGACCTTGATGTCCTCGCCTTCGGTCGTGTCGAACACCAGGCGCGGGCAGCGCCGGAAGTCGGCCCAGCCCTTGTTGATGGCCAGCAGCGGGAAGATCAGGTCGCGGGTGATCGTGCCCGCGAGCTGCTTGCAGTCGCTGTCGCGGATGTCCAGGCGCACTTCGTTGTGGATTTCGGCCACGCCGGAGCCGAGGCCAGTGGCTTCGGTGGTGCTGGTCAGCGTGCTGCCCAGGATGGCCTTCGATTGAGTCTGCTCGCACCACTTGATCATCACCTCGAAAGGCTTTTCCGAGCCTTTCGCGGCTTCCTCGAACTCGATGGCCATTGCCGCAGGAATGACGCCTGCGGCGTTGTGGCCGATGCCTGCGACCGCGCGCCAGAGCGTCGCCTTCTCCTCCGGGCTGGCGTTCGACGGATATTTGCCGATGCGCAACGGCAAGCCGTAGATGTCGAGGAACTCGGCCAGGTCGCCAACCGAGAAGTGTTTGAACAAGTAGGGCCAAACCAGCACGCGCCCGAGGCCGGAGCGCACGGTGTAGCCGGACATGGCCTTGTGGACGTGCATCATCCAACCGAACGGGCGCAGCGGCGCGCCGTCCAGAGAGCTGTCGCGCAGGCGCAGTTCGGTGCGGGTGTCGCGGTCGAAGCGGAACCATGTCTGCGGACGGTGGTTGAAGCGCACCACCGTCCAGTCGCCACCAACCCTGTCCCAGTCGTACTCGATAGGCGCGAAGCCGTGCCCAATGGCGTCGAGCGCATCGAAAAACAGGTCTTCCAGGTCGGTCATGTCCAGCAGCAGCTCCTTGGCATAGGCGCTGGCTTCCTCCTCCTCCTTGCTCGGGTTGCGCGGCGGCACGATGTCCCAGGGCAGCTTGATGACGGCGCGCTTGCGCTTGGACAGCTCTGAGAAAACGTGGCCGTCGCGCTCCTCCATGTCGCGGAAAAGCTCATGCTGGGCGATCAGGTCGCCGTTTTCCGCGCGTTCCAGGATGGAGTTCAGGCGCGCGGGCGTCAGGCCGCGCGAGGGATGCTGCGCGACCTCCCTGTGCAGGTTGACCAGTTGCGAGGTCTGCGCCTCATCCAGCGCCGCCATGTTGATCGGGTTGCCGTATTGGTCGAGAAGTTTTGCCATTCAGTGCTCCTACCAGCCAGCCATGCGGCCGCTGTATTCAAGATCGGTGTCGATGTCTGACTCATCGACCTGCGCATCGCGTCGCGGCACTTCCATGTACTCGGCCAGCCATTCATTCACCGGGTTGAGCGCGGCGAAATTCATCAGCGCGCCCGCCACCGCGCCATCGCCGTGGCGCACCAGGTCGGCGTCCTTCAGGTCTTTGCGCTCCAGCTTGGGCACCATCGGGATACCGTCGATGAACTCGACGGCGCGGTGGTCATCCTCCAGCGAGGCGTCGCGCGGCATGGTGATGAAGCCGTCCTCGAACAGTGAGATGTACTTGCCCATCCACTCGCCGTACCAGGAGCGCGAGAGCGTGACTTCATGGACAGGGCCGCCGGTGTAGCTGCCCGTTTTCTCGTCGAACACCGCGCGTCCGAACTTGTCGCCGGTGTATTCCATGAGCGTTTGTCCAGGGCCGGAGGCATCGCCCGCGAACGTCCATCGCTTCAGCTCGCCCAGCAGCGCCCAGAGAATCTGCTCCTGCTGGCGGGTCGGTGCGTTGGCCAGTTCGAGAACGAAGGGCACGTCGCGGCGAAGGTCGGTCGTGATGCGGGCGGGCTTGATAACCGAGAAGTGGCGGTGGCGCGCGAAGTCCATGCCGACAGCCCAGCGCCCGGTGAAGCCGCGCTGGGCCTCGTTGAGGGCGGGCATGAGCGTGGTGGCAATCCACGACGCGCACCAGATTTCGCGCTCCTTCTCCGAACGCTTCGGGAAGTCGTCGCCGAAGACGATGCGGAGCACCGGGCGCACTTCCGGCATTGCCCGTTCAATCCAAACAGAGGGAATCGCCGAGCCATCGCCGTCACGCGGAATCACGTCGAGTTCTTCGCGCATGGCCGCCTTGCGCGGGCCGTAGGCGGCCCTGATGGCGGTGTACCACTCCTTCTTGCCTTCCTCGGTCGCAGCGATGCCTTTCATAGCGCACACGCGCTCATAGAGACCGTTCGCCACGGCATCATCGAACGTGATGCGGATGCACTTGGCTCGCTTGCCATAGCGCCCAGCCAGAACGTCCAGCACAAGCTGATAGAAAGCGTTTTTCTTGCCGCGATGCGATGACCAGATGCGAATGCGACCACCCCAAATGAGCAGGGCCGTCGCGGATTCGAGCACCTTGGAAACGTCCTTGTGCAAGGCGGCTTCGTCCAGGTCAACAAGCCCTTGCAGGCCGTGGATGTTTTCAGGCCGAGAGGAAAGTGCCGTGACGCGGAAACCGCTGGCAAAACGCACTCGGAACGCCTGAATCTCGCGGCTCGTTCCATCGGCCCGCTGGTCGATGAAAATGTGCTGCTCAATGCGCGTCGCCTGGCCGCGCGCCACGATCTGGGAAAACTTGCCCACGTAACCGATGTATTCCAGACCCTTTTCACGGGTGTCGGCCATGTACCACACGTTGCTGCCGCTTGCCTCCTTGGCGGTGGCGGCGGTGATTGTGTCGGTCAGGGCTTGCGCAAACGTGATGCCCGTGCGACGGCCTTTCTCGCACACGGCGATGTCCAAGTCCTGCTGCATCCGAATCCAGTCCGACTGGTGCTTCATCAGCACGCCTTCGGCGAAGGGATCGAAGTCGGGCGGTATTTGGCGGACGTTCTCCGGCAGCTCGTCCCACTCGACGATGCGTTCGGTGTCGGGAAGCGATGCGGGGATGCCCATTACATGCCCATCAAGACTTGTTCTCGCCAGAAGCGGGCTTCGTCGGCGTTGAGGCCACGCGCCTGGGCGGCCGTGTCAACGCGCGCGGCAGCTTCTTCCAGCGCCTGCTTGCGGGCCTCGGCCTGCCAGCGCTTCTGCGCGACGGATGCCTTGCCCAGCTCGGCCACGGCGCGGGCGAGCTTCGGCAAATCGACGGCGTCGGGATCGACGTTCATTTCCATGAGGATAGAGAACATCTTTTCCTGGGTGAGCCGCACCAGGGCATCGTTGACCGCGCCATCGTCATCGGGGGCGGCCTGCACTACGGCACGGGCCTGCTCGGTGACCAGGCGCAGGGTTTTCAGGCGCTCCTCGAACGCCTGGCCGTAGTTGTGCAGGCTGGACTTGCCAATGCTGTAGCCGCGCTTGCCCAGCTCGGCGGCCAGGCGCTCGTACTGGCTGAAGTTGTTTTCCACCAGCGCCTGGTCGAGCCAGGCTTTAACGGGCGTGGGGAGCGCCTCCACCTTGGAACGACGAGGCATGGCAGCTCACCAGTACTTGGCCGGGCGCGCGATGCCCGGCTCGCACGCGACCGTGTACTCGACCACGTCGATGCCGTANCGGTCGAGCTTGCAGAACCACTGNGGCTGCAAGTCGCGGCCTGTGATCGTGACCAGGCCGCGCTCGGCCAGGTAGTCCAGGTTGCGGCGCAGCTCCAGCGGCGTCAGGTCGGGCANCATCGGCGTGATCGCCGANAGCACCACCTGTTCGCTGGTGCCCACGGGCTGCGCGGAGTTGAGGGCCAGCAAGATCAACCAGCGCAGGTTCTCGCGCCGGGCTTTTTCCAGGTCGGGGGTCATCATGACTTCTCCATCAAGCGTTCAATACGTGCTCCGATTGCATCCAGCTTGGCGTTGAGCACGGTCTCAAAGCGGATGGCGTCCTCGCGCCGCTGGTATTCCAGCGGCAGCTTGGTCAGCGTTTCGTTGAGCTGGTTTTCCAGCTTGCTGACGCGGTCGTTCTGGTTGTCGATACGCGCGTCGAGCTGGCGCAGCAGAATCTTCCCGAAGGTGGCCAGCGTGGTGATGAAGCTCAAGAGCAGCCCAACCAGGTGCCAAAAATCGACTTGAATGGTCATTGCGCGTGCTCCTGTTGCTGATTGACCCACTGTTGCAGCGCCCTCAACTGTTCGGCGACTTCGTGGTAGGTGGAATAGTTTTCGACGACGGTGGTGGCAGCGTCTTCAACGCTGGCGGCGGGCGCATCAGCAACTCCGGCGGGGTCGGGAAGCTCGCCTTGGGCGGCGGCGTCGTGGAGCACGCGGAAACCGCCAGGCAGATCGCAGGCAGCAGCAGACGAAACATAGATCGGCACCTCCTTGATGATGTCCTTGCCGCGTTCCTTCACCACCTGGACGCGGTCAACGTATTGCGTCACCACGGTGGTGGTGACCTCGGCTTGGGTGGTGGCGGTTTGCGCGGCGGCCAGCTTCGCGGCCTGGCGTTCGGCGTCCCAGGCGGCTGTGACGCGGCCCTCGCCGTACTGGCAACCGCCGATGGCGGACACGGCGACAACGCCGACCAGGCCCAGCAGCTTCCAGGGCAGCTCGCGGATGAAGTCGATGGCGGCGCTCACTGCTTGTCCCCGGCACTGGCTGCGGTCGCGGCGATGCTGCCGTACTTGAGCGAGAGGAACTTCGAGGCCGTGACGGCACCGGCGACGCAGGAGAGGTAGGCCCACCACACCTCGGTTTCGGCCTGGCCCACCCAATTCAGGCGCACGAACGAGACAGTGGCGGCGGCGTAGCCGATGTTGGCCCAAATCTTCGTGTGCGAGAGGCGGCCGTCACGGGAGACCAGGTCGATGATCTTCATGCCGAGACGACCTCCGGCGACGGGGTCTTGCCTGCGGCGAGCTGGGCCAGCGACAGGCCGCCTGTGTACTGGAAGTGCGCGTATTCGCGGAACGTCTTCCAGCGGCCGGCCCACTCCAGGCCCACGGCTTCACCGAGCTGGCCGATGCGCTCCCACAACTTGCCGTCAGCGCCAGTGGTGTTCCACACGGCCTTGCCGTCGCGTAGCGGCACCACGTCGAAGGCGACGCGCCAGTTGTGATAGCTCTGACCCGGCTTGGCGTTGGTCACGCGCTTGCCGGGGGCGGTTCTGCCCTGGGCGTAGAGCGCAGCTTGGCTCTCCAGGTCGCGGTAGGTGGAGGTGACGAGGATGTCGATGCCCTCCTGCTTGCACGCGGCTAGGAAGGCTTGCGCCCGCGCACGCACGGGCGGCAAAAGGTCGTCTAGGGATCGAGAATTTTTCATGTCGCCATGATGGCGACGGCCCCCGAATGCGGCGATTAAAGTGCTTTAGTTTCAGCCTGGCAGCAGGGAGAACTGCCGCGCAGCCATCTCACGCTGGCGCGCCCGCTTCACGATGTTGCGCACCTGCATTTCGGTGAGGTTGTACTTGTGGGCGAGCGCCTGGTAGTTGCTGCCGTTGAACTCGTTCCAGATTTTCTGATCGCGCTGGGAAAGCTCGTAGGAAAGCCCGCGCGGAATGTATTGCTGGACACCGCCGATCTCGGTGCGGATGGCCTCGGTGATCTCGAACGTCAGCGACGTCGCCTGCCCCGACGCCATATCGTGGTTGACCAGGCGGTTGTAGATGACCTGGCCGATTTGTTCCAACAGCTCCGGGTATTCCTCCGGGAAAGACATCATGTGCTCGGGCCGCATTATTTTTCCTCCCTCTTTTCGAGCGCAGTTTTCAGTGCATCCCAGGCGTCTTGCATGGGATCGAAGGACTGCCGGGTTTGCGCCAAGCCGACTGCGTGGCGCAGCCCGGCCAGTTCTTCGTCATTCAACCTGATACTGCCGCGCTTGATCGCCGTAGATAGAGATTGAGCCATTTCCTGAACCTGGCTTGGCAGGTAGCGCATGGCCCACTTCTTCAGGGTTTCTATGAGGGCTTCGGTCTGGTGACCGTCAGCCCATTGCAGTGCGTCCACCTTGGCGATGCGCTTCACGTAGGCGGCCAGTGCCGCCTCGGAAGGGTTTTTCACCGCGCCGAGCTGGTGGAGGAACAGCCAGAGGGCGCGCACCTTCTTCGCCTCGGGATACTGCGCGAGGGGGCGGCCCGGCCGGGGCTGGGCCGACGCCTTGACCCGCACCTTGAAGCCGCTGCGCTTCATGCGCTCCAGGACGCGCTCCAGCTCCGGCACGCTCATCGTTGATGTGGAATCCTTCGCCACGCAGCCAGAGAGCAGCGTGCGGTAGGTTTCATCGTCCAGGCCCAGCTCGCGCTTGCCCACATGGATGAGGCGGATGAGGCGCTGGCGAGCGTCCTGCTTGGCGGCGGTGGTGCGGGCGGCGGGTTTCATTGAGAAGCTCCCAGCGCCAGGCGCTCGTCAGCACCGCCCAGACCGCGATTGAGCTGGGCGTCCTTCCCGGCCCGATGCCCGGCCTCCATGTCGCCGTAGTCCCGCTCCGAGAGGTTGCGGCCCGCGTTGCGGTTCTTGCCCTCGAAGCTGGTGAGCTTGTGCTTGTGCTCCAGGTAGGCGGTCACGCGGGCTTGCGCTGCCTCGCTGCCGGAGAAGCGTTCCACCAGCTCGGTGGCCGTCAGCACCCAGCCCTCGCAGAACAGGTCGGCGCGGCGCGTGCGGGTCGTGGTGCAGCGCTTCAGGGCGGTCTTGATGTAGTGCGCCCGCGCGCTCTTGGCCTGGCGGAACAGCACCTCGAACGCATAGCGGGCGATCTCACCGGAAGGCGCTGCGCCCACG